AATGATGACACCAGTCCAGTTTCGTCCTTCCCAATCAAGCAGTCCGATCTCTTTACCCAACGAGGAGTTGATAAAGGAAACTAGGTTGTCTAAGTCGGTGGAGCATACGTTGTCGATGGTCATTGCTTGGATCTGAGTCTTTGACCACTTTGGATCACCGAACAACATCTGATCGCCACCACGAGTTCTGCGATTGATCACACGGAACGTCAGGTTGTCTGTGTTCCCCATGACCGGATTCTTCAGTACGAGTGTGAGTGTTGGTGTAACCTTCGGATACGTGAGAGTCAGTGTACCAGTCGTCAAAGTCGGAGGAGTTGTGGAAACCGACCCATAGGACGAATCTCCACTTTCACCGATGAAAGGTGTGTACTCTTTCTCAGGACATGGTGAACCAGATATTGTGTAGGTCAAATGCTGCTTGATGCAACTCTGAGCTGATGCTCGTGTGAAATCCGTTCCAATGGACGTAACTGAGTCATTCAGTCCCATATACTGGTATAGATCTTCGACTTGAGCACCAACGAGAACTTGGGTAAAGCCGAGATTGTTTGCTGCGATGTATGCTTGATGCAAAGCAGTCTCTGTTTCTGGGTAAACTGGGCTTCCAGTGTGATCGATAAAGCTCAAGTTGTTTTGCACACTCAAGATGGTTGCTTCTCTGCAAAAGTTCTCGAACCCGATGTGATTCGTACAAGGCAAAACAGTACGTGGTCCTTTGAAACCGATGTACTGTATGATGTCGATCTCCCAGTTGTATCCTGAAGTGCCAACCAAACCGAGGTTGTTTCCCACATCAATGTACACATAGTTGTGTGTGGCTGATTGTCCTTGTGAGAAATATAGCCGGTTTGCTGCCAACACGGTGAACGTTGCTGGTGCAACCGAACTGACGAAACCGATTGTCTGCACCACTGTTCGAACAACTGTGTTTGAGTCAGTCTGTCCGAGGACAAACGGCAGTTGACCTGTGTCCGTGTTGTATTGAGGAACCGGCATCAGAGAGCTTCCTCATACCAGGAGAGAATCGTTGATCGCATGTTGGCAATGGTGCCAGTCTGATTAGTTAACCAGATTCCAATCTGAGTTGTTGCCAATGCTAACTCTTGTATGGCCATAGTCCACCAGTGCACTCCATCCCATGAATATTCCCATGTGAGACGATCGGTTGTTGCAACAACATCCCATTCAAGTGTTACTCTCGCCCAGAAATCTTTTCGTCCACACGCACCGTGCACAACGGCTTCACTTTCTGTTGTTAGATAGGTGACTCTAGTTCCATAAGTCAACTTTCCTGGATTGGTCGGATCTGCTGATCCGCGTTGTGGCTTCAGCGTCAAACCAGACATCGTACCACCACTTTGCTGTCGCTGGTAAAACGCTAAATGATCAGGTGGTGAAGCTCCTTCATAACCGGTGCATTCTATGTGAACAGTTACACGCCAATCGTTTGCCGTACCGAAGGCCCGAATTGCACCGGTTAGATCATCACCAGTCATGTCCTTTGCTGAGAATATGATCGTTCCATCGTTTCCATCTGCAACTGCTGTTCCAGTTCCAGTGTTAACCAAGGTAAAATCAGCTGAAGTGAGAATAGTTCCATCACTGGCGGTGCATTTACCATATGGCAATGCTTTCCGTTGTGCCATGTCGTTTGCTCGATTGTAGAACTCTTCAGCGATGACAATAGAAAGAACATCCACTCCACTTGAGTGAGCAGAAGCAGACGATCCTGCTTGTCCACGAATTACAGTCAATGTCGTACCAGAGATATGAGTCACTAGCACGATCTCATCTTCACAAGTAAGGAAGAAATCACCTTCACTTGGCAAACCAGTTGCACTTGCAACCGACCACGAGGTAGTACTGTCAGTGACAGGACCATTGAGCGTGCTGGTGTAGCCGTTGACTCCCTGCTGTCTTCGTACCATTACTGAGCCTCTAGCCGGAAGTTCTCAAAGGAAACTGTGCACACAGCAGGTCCAGTGCCAGATGATCCGCTGTTTGCTCCTGAGTTCAGGTAAATACCCACTTGGTTTGGCCCACTGGCCATGAATGCTGTTCGGCTCTGCTGCCACCACGCTGAACCATCTTGAGTCCAGTTGCTTCCATCATACGAGAAAAAGCCCTTCAGATCAGTGCCATCATCCTCAATCCGTAACCACAACCATCGAGCTTCGTCAAACTGCAGATTCGTATCAACCGCCGCACTGTAGGTCGTTGGATTTGTCCAGTTCCACATGGCTAACGCTTGGTAGTGCCTAGCCGATAAGGAAGTCAACTTTCCGGTCGATGATTCACGCACCCACAAACCGGCATGTGTCGATGTGTTCCATGGTGTTGAGCCTTTCTCACCAGGAGCGACCCCAAGTCGCATTCTGACTGTTGCTTGCCAAGGTGTTGGGGGAGCAGACAACACCAAACCACGTAGGTTGAAGTTGGCTTCATCAGGAATCGTCATTACGATTCCACCGTTTGAGTCAGTTGCCGTAGCTGATCCTTGATTCACCCATGAGAAGGAGGATACAGTGAGTACCCCATTGGAATCATCCAAACAGCGATTCAACGGAGCTGGTGGCCCGTGTCCATCTGCCCAAGATGACTCCAGAGAAAACGGTGTTCCTCTATGATCGAGCAAAAACTGACTTAGACCATCGCGTGTCAACATCGCGGATATCGGGTCATCCAGTGAATGGGCAGCCGCTGTCGTTCCTTCGATTCCACGAGCTGCGACAGATAGCGTAGTACCAGATCGCCCGTTGCACAAAATCAGTTCTGTTCCGATCTTCACTCGGAAATAGCCGATTGTGGGTAGTCCAGTTGCTGAATTGACACTGATCGATGTTGAACCAGCCGTGATCCCAGCACTTAAGGCATCTACCCAGTTGTTAATCAAGTACTCGTGATGTCCGTATTGCGTGACTGTCATCCCAAGATCCACGACTTTATGTAGAAGTGAGCACCAGCTACAGCACCGTCGCTTTCACACCCAAAGCCAAGTCTATTTGCTCCGGTTGCCAAATGCGTTGTTCGTCCCTCGTTGAAGCACTCTACCCAGTCATATCCGTTTCGAGATACGTGTGCTCGGATGTCAGTGTTGTCGTCTTGCAAGCGAAGCCAGAACTCGTGATGTCCATTCTCTATGTATGAGTCAACATCCGCCGTATATGAGGTATAGCTTCCCATCTGCTCCAAAACCAACCGATCATTTCTCAACTTCAAGTAGTACAGCTCACCTGTAGATGATTCCTCTGCTGTTAGGCCGATGGTGGTGCCGTTCGTACCATCCCACATCTTGAACCCAGGACCGAGCATCACGTAAGCAGTGAGCATCCACGGTGCTGATGGTGCTGTGAACCACTTACCACGAATCTGACGACCAGTCTCGTTCGGCATCGTTAGGATGATTCCACCATCATCTGCATCAGCCGCTGTAGCGGTTCCCTGGTTGAACCACGTGAACGATGATGCAGTGAGTGTGTTTCCACTAGCATCAAGCAACCGGTTGTACGGATAGTCAGGCAAGGTAAATCCATCCTGAAAGGCTTGATCCGCAGAACCGGTCGTCAGAAAGTGGTCAACAGCTGTGGTATCGCTGTGAGCTGCCGCTGTAGTTCCCTCTTTTCCACGCTCTACAGTGAATGTGGTTCCACTGATGGCTGTGACAAGAAGAACTTCGTCGTCAATGGTGATCCGGAAATCTGGAGAAGAAGGGAACGAACTAGCGGAGGTGACAACCAGCGAAGTCGCTGAATCGGTGATTCCCCCATTCAGGGTCGTTACCCCTCCATTTGCCCATCTCTCACGTCGCGGTAATCCGGTCGCCATGCGAAGTCTCCAAAGCCGAAAAAACTCTCCTGGATCAAGCCAAGACTGTCACCAGGAGAGCACCCAAGTGGGGAGAGGGGTTCCCGCTTTAGTCAGTCAAAGAGTAGTTCGCAGTGAGAACGTTTCCAGAAACCAGACCAGGAGGTGTTGAGAACAGAGCCGTCGACCACAGCGTACCAGTCGTTCCACCCTTCGTGCTGTTGTCGCAAACGAAGATCCCTTGGATCGTCTTTGATGCGTTCATCGTAAACGATACCGAAGCGGTGATCGTTCGAGACGCAGCAGCAGGAAAAGCCAGCGTTTGACGTGTCGCTTCGTTGTACTCGGTCGTGATTTCCGACCATCCAGAGTGACTGGACATCGTGTCGGATGGATTGTCGCCCGTGTACCCTGAATTGTCGATCAGACCAGCGTACCACGTGCTGATCTGCGTTCCACCACGAAACCCAGCTTCCAGCAAGTAGAGCATACCCACATCGGTGATGCCATTTGGCTGATCAGGAAGAATCAGCTTTGGCAGCACGATAAAGCCAGCTTTGTGAAGACGGTAATGGGCTTCGGATTCCCACACCCGAATGTTTCGCCACTTACCGTGAACGAGTCGCTCTCGATAGTTCAGGATGTGTTCTTTGATGTTCATGATCGGAAAATACCTCCAGATCCGCGAAGTTGGGCAAGTCTTGTTTGGAATTCGTGCTCGTCGTGTTCAGCGATTTCGTCATAGTTGAGCAGGTCTAGTCGTGCCTGTAAATCACAGTCGTCCCATTTTGGCTTTATTCCTGGTGGGAGCACACCTGCTCGGATACAAGCTCTCCAGATGTGGGTTTTCCTTGATCGGAACTTTGGCCAGTCTGGTCCGAGGGTGATTGTTCCAGTTGTTGAAAAAAAGACTGCCTATTTTCCTCCAGCTTTTCTTGATCGAGTGCATTCGCTGTGTGCACCAGGTCAATCACCAAGCCTTGTTCGCAGTGATTGACGATCTGCAGGAGTTCAGCCTCATAGTGAAGCCATGTCTTCGGATTGGACAGTTGCACCTTGTCCCATTCGATCTCTGATGGCTCGAGAGTCTTGATCACCGTATACGCCCAGCGTCGTTGTTTCCACAGCTCCAACTGGTCCAAATACTGCGGAGATTTAGGATCTTCTTTCCAACCGCTAGGAGTCAGATAGCCTGAGTGGTTCTTGGGCTTTGGACAGAGACGAGTGAATTCGTCGTAGTTCTTGATGCCACGGGCACGAAACACGAGAAACTGCGGTTTCCCGTCTTTGTCTCTACCGCGATTAAGAACGAGAGGATCGGGTTCCCATGCCGAAGACGTCCATTCTTTGCCACCTACCTTCATCGTTGCTCTCCCCTTTTGAACTCATAGTAACAACCATTGTGATCCGTTCGACACTATCGTTGCTGCATCCCACTGTGTTGATAGCACAGCCGTTGTGCTGCCGTCGATTGTTTCTGATCCATCTGCATCGATTGTGATCGTGTTCGCAGAAGAGTCGATTTTCTTGAAAAACAAAACGCGAGTCGAAGATCCAGCCGGAGGTAGAGTCACTATGAAAGAACCACCCGATGCATCACAGTCAAATTCCGTACCACTTGGACCAATAGTCGTTGCAGAAACTAGCTGCTGTCGCTTCCAAACTTCGCGATCGACTTCCGCCACTGAGTACGTAACCGATTCTGGCATCGGATGTCTCCCTCTGGAGGGGCTGGGAAAGTCGTGCTCCCAGCCCCTCCATTCATCTGACTCACACGCCAAGAACAGTCGCAGAAGGAACTCGCGTGATCGTCGGCTTGGTCGCATTGCAACGACCAGTCAACGACACCAAGCCACCTTGCACGTCCGGATTGATTGACGTCTTGTAGAACTCTGGGAAGATCAGCACCTCTGCTTCCTCGCTTCCACATGGAGGAATGTCTTCGATGAAGATCTCGACACAGTACGGTGCACACGGATTCGCTGATGCCGTGTACCACCCAGACGCTCCACCGATTCGATGCAACGCTTCGTAAGGTGTGATTGGTTGGCCAGAACTTGCACGCAACCAGTCAAACACAAACGCCGTGTTGATGTCCATCGGCTGTTCGACACCAGAGCGAACACCATCGAGCTGATCACGATTGGTGTCAAACACCGGATCGTCGTTTTCCGTCCAGTCAAAATTGCCGGTTCCTGGTTCCATCGTTACCCGTTGTGGCAACCACGTGATTACATCATCGTCAACAGGAACAGAACCAGTTACGATTGCTGGAGTGAAACCTACTTCCCATGTGGTTGTTCCGTCTTGCACGACGCTCAACACACCTGGTCCACCAGTCAAACCACCACCATCGTACGTTAGCGTGTTCGTGGAGATATTGGCCAAATCCCCAGCCATGGTGATTATCCAAGGACCACCATCAGAGCCAGACACAACCACATCGCCAGCAGTCACACTGGCCAAAGCTTCCAACGCCGATTGAACAGCTGCCATGGTTGCATCGTACGCAATACCAGCTGTGGTTTCGGTGTTAAGGGTCAACGTAAACGTTCCAGCAGAAGCACCACCATTGGTGAGATTCCACTGCTGTGAATTTTGCGTGCTTGTTACGGTTCGAATGGTCAGAATGCCCGCAGTCGTGAAACGTGCACCAACAGGAACGATGGTCGCACTATCCGGAAGACCAGCAAGAGTGTCCACACCCATGATGGTATCGGTAGCAGCCAACGTTGCATCGTTCACGGCTCCAGTGCCTTTGAACCCATCCTGAAAACCGATTAAGCAGTTCTTCATCTCTTTTCGTCGCAGAGCCATCGGTTCTTTGTCCTTTACTGTGTAAACTGTGCTGTGAATTCAACCTCGATCGTTGAATGAACGAGGTTCTCGATTTCGGAGGGTCGCAAATGCGTGACCGAGTTTTCCCCATTGGCCACGGGCTTCGCTTTCGTGATCTCAACTGGTGTTGGATTTGTGCCATAGTCCTTCACTATAATGCACTGATCCAACGCCTGAGCAACAGCACCAGCTTTGTCGAGATGCACATAGTTGTCGCCTGTTTGCTTGTGGCTAGAGATGACAACGAATATACCAAACGTCGCAAAAAAGCCTGTCGGACTAGTCTGCCGGAAGTGTGGTCCAGCAATACTTGCTTCAGCTTTGTTTGCTGAAGCCATCCAATCATCACTTCGCTCGTCGAGAAAATCAACCACCAAAGGAAGAGATACAGCAGCACATGCGGTGTGCAAGTGATCTGCCACCGATGCGTAAAGCCACCGTATCCAGTTGGGATTAACCGTCACGATTAATGAGCCTCATGATGATCTGGCTATTCTGTGCGATCACTTCTTTGCTAACAGCGATTGCTTCTTTGCACTCGGTTAACAGAGGAACGATCGTTTGTTGGTGCACTCTGTGCAACTCGTCCAGTTGTGCTTGTTGGCGGTTTTCACGCTTGAAGTCACGCCAGACGAAGAAGCCGTTTATCAGCAAAAGCGAGACAACGATCGTGACAATTGGTCCGTATTCACTGAGAGTGTTGGCCAACATCTTAGCGAGATCTTCCATTCGCATTCTCCAAAGCGATTCGCCCTCTGCCCAAGTGGGCAGAGGGCTGTCGCAGTTCAAACAGCTTAGGAGAGCAACACACACGCCAAGTCGGTATTCAACGGCTTGACACCTGCGAGCAGGTCAACGTTGACTTGCAGGCCACCACCACTGATCAGGTAGCCCATAGTCACGCGAAGACCGATTCCGTTGAAGACCTGAACCGAAGATCGGACTCCCAGATCCGGATCAGGAATTGCCAACGGACGAGAAACGAAGGCCAAAGCTTCTGGATGCAGCAGAAGATTCAATCCACCAGCAGGACCAGGGAAGCAATCATCGGAAGAACCGACAGCAACTTCCAATGGTCGATCGAGCAAAACAGTGCTCGTGGTGGCAGTCGTTGAGGTGACTTCGAGTACGGTATACGTACGTCGATTCGCACCAGTATTGAAGGCCAACAGCTGACCGACTTGCAGATTCAAGCCAGACGTGTGAGTCACTTCGATGTCACCGTAGTGACCAACCGCATACGGTCCGGTGGCCACACCAGCCAGATAATGCGTAATCGCACCATCATCCGTTACGGCATACTTCAGAGCCTCATTGAGAGTTACGGCGGTCGCACCAGTCGCAGCAGTCGCGTAAGTTGGCTGTCCGTTTTCCTCGAACACGACAAATTCACCAACGGTGAAGTTCGTGGCTCCACCATCCACCGTCATCGAGCTGGTCGTACCAGCAGGATAACCAGCACCGTTGTTGACGGCCTTGGCTTCGGTGTCAGCACTCGCAGCGTACGCATGGTTGACGTTTTGGCTCATCACAACACCCGTGTTGTAGATGGTACCAACTTCGCCAGTAGTCAGAGTAGTCGCAGAACCACGCTGATCAGCAGCCGCGAAGAGAGTGTTCCCCTGCAAAAACGTTTGAGCAGTCTGATGCACGATGCCGAACTTCAGACCGGCTGGAGCGTTCTTCGTGTGCAGAACCTCTTGAGCTTCGAGGATGTAGTCGGCAGAATTCGTCTTGCTCATCCCACCAAGCTTGCCAGCACGAGTGGAAGGAGTGCCGAGGAACTCGTGAACACGACCTAAAATCGCACGATCAACAGCACGAGCAATCCCTTGCATGACAGGAACAAGATGCGTTTGCGTCAAGCTAGCGATCGACTTCGACATCTCACCGTCTTTGATGACGATCGTATCGTAGAACCACTGATCGAGCTTCACAGGAACCGGCGTCAGATTCGCATCGTTAGCAGAAAAGCCATCATTGTCACTCTTGCGTCGGATCTTTCGCTTGTCAGCACGAAAGGCGTTCACCGTATCGCCATAAGAAGCGAGTTCGTTCGAATATTGCCGGTCGACATGGGCTACTGCCGGAGCATTTTCCGTCAGGACCATAAGGCCCTCACGTGCCCAGATTTCCGGGATCGCTGCTAGGTTGTTGTTTGCCACGGTCACTTTTCCTTATTGAGAATTGTGGGAAAAGCTTCAACAGCCGCCCACTAAGATCAGATCATTTCACCAAGTAGGTTCTGTGTTCCTACCTCTGCTCGTCGTTTCGCATATTGCTCCATCGACATCGAGGACACATCCAACCTACCTTCTTTCCTCTTGATTCCGTCTGTCGATCCGCCAGCACCCCCAGACACGAAGGACTTGAACAACGGACCGTACTTAGACGGTTGCGATTCCAACCACTCGATCGCTTGTTTCGGTGTCAAACTCTTTTTGGTGGTAACGCCCTCTTCTTCAACCGCCACTTCGACGCTGACGTCACCAGTGGTTAGGTCGATTTTCGCAAAGTCCTTGAGGATCTGCACCATTAGATCTGCCGCTGCAGGAGTTGAGGCTTTGTTTTCCTCCAACGCTGCACCGAGCAGTTGACTATGAGTCAAGTGATTCCGCAGTTTCTGCTCGTTGGTGAGTGCTCTATCCTCTGCATCCTTCAGCTTCTTCTGAAACCTAGCCGCGTCGATCTTTGCTTGATCTTCAGCTGATCGCAGCTTCGCTTGCGTGGATTCGATTTCTTCGCGGATCTCGTCGATGGACTTGCCTTGAAGTAACTCTTCAAGCTGGTTCTTCATCGCAGAGTGTGTTTCGCGAAGCTTCTCGGCTTCACGCTGATTCTTGCGTCGATCTTCGGCCAACAAGCGGTTTAGCTCCTGTTGGTGTTCCTCTTTCGAGATGAACTTGCTCGGATCGAAGTTAGGATCGTCGTTAGCTTGGTTCTCTTCTTGCTTTTGTTGTTCGGACATCACATCACCTCGCCTCAGGATTGTTTACGCAGATGACTAGTCAGCCTGAGTACCAACTATCTGCACCCGACAAAAGCCGTGTCGGTTCGGTTTACCTCGATCTATCCCGTCGAGTTGGGTTTGGGGACTTCCCCATATGTCTTCTAGACGCAAACAAGCTCACCGTTTGGCTTCCCTTTGACTTGAATGGCTCAGAGAGTATCTGGAGCCACCCTATCGCCAATTAATAAAGGAAGCCAAAGGAAATGCTGCATCTAGGTTGTTCTTCGTACGTCGAACGTGTTGTTATCGTCCAAGTATGGCATCAGGTATCTCCAACCAACGAAGGAAACGATGCCGTTTCGCAACCACGCTGGTGCTGGGCCAGATCGATCCATGCTCGTTCTCGTCGAGCCAGCACCATCGGATGTCAACACGAGGTTCTCTGTCTCCATCTGTGGATCACGCCCACGCAGCAGTTCATGTGCCACTTCCCACGTGGCAATCTTTATCGCCTCTGGAACTTCCACATCACCATCGCGTGGAAACTGCAGAGCTTGAGTGGCATCCGCCGCAGCGATCTCCTCATCAGTCGCATCTGGGTTCGCTAATAGCAAGTCGTACACATGTGTCTTGTAGCCAGAGAAGCTCAACGCATCGATATTACGTGTGGCAGCAAGCAAAGCCCTTTCTTGCATGTCGCTAGACTTGCTGAGAAAATCTGTCTCATGTAGACGATCTGTGAAGTATGCTATTGATTCGGCCAACGTGCCGTAGTAGGAAGCTGGATCAATCGCCATAGTTAATCCTCAAGGTTAGGGATCGGTTGTCCTTCTCCGCGTTGACCTTCTTCTGTGTCACCACCAAGATCACCTGCCCTATCGTCATCTTGTTCAGCTCGAGCATTGTTTGGATCAACAGACATTTCTGGTACACCACGACCAGCCCCATTCGCAGCGTCTGATTGAGCGATGGCGATGTCAGCAGCTCGTTTTGCTCGATCTTTTTCAGCTTTGTCCCATTCTCCTTCAACTCCGCCGAGGGCAAGCGAAGCTGTCTCACCCGACATGATTCCTTCCTTCTTTGCAGGAATCACGATGGTCGGATCACTTGTGCAATATGGTGCTTGGTCGATTTCCACTAAGTACTCATCGATCTGCTTTTCAGCAACACGACCACGCAGCAGTTTCTGTGTGGCCAACTTCGCGATCTCTTTCTTCACACCACGACCAGGAACACGGAACATTAAGTCAAGCAACTCACGAGCGTCTTCGATGCGTTCCCTTTCACTCTTGATGGTCCAGTTGTCTGGGTACTTGACGATTGGATGTCGACGTCGAGACGGGTTTGTTTGCTCGTAGGCTGTCCAGTGATCCCACACACGATTTTCACCCTGCTCCAAACATTCACCAACATACGCCAATCCAGCATCAATCGTTCCATCGAATCCGATGCTCTCTACAACTCCGAGCACCATCTCTCGGATCTCTTCCTTCAGTCGTTGTCGCATCTCAAGCGACAGCTTCATCGGATCGGTTGGTGGAGCGATGTAGGCCGGAGGATTCAACCCCTTTTCGTACCACACCCCTTTGTTGACACCTGGAGTGATTTTGGTGTCAGTTCCTCCGAGGTGATCAGCTGCGATTCCTGAGCGTTGACGAGACAACCACGGGAAGTTAGAGTCGATCACGTAGTTAGTGTCGCTGCTTGCGATGTTTAGCATCGCGATTTGGTGTCGACACACATCTTTGATCAACGAATCACCGATGTCGTACAAAACGAACGGGATCTCGGTCAAGTTGGTGACAATCAATTCTTCTGTCTGCTCACCTCGTACGTTCAGATGAGCGATATGCACAAAGCCAGACGCTTCGTCTATCCAGTAGTAGCGAAAGGTGTCTGTTGTGTCGTATACGCCAGTGTGAACGTTCGTTGTTCGGACCGAATCACACAACAATACCGCTTTGAAGTCCGATTCTTTTCCTGGATCATTTTCCACTAAGTGGTGGATGTTCTCTACGCTGTAAGCCGACAGATAAGGACGAAAACCAGTAGGAATGTCTGACTGTAGAGGGCCGTTCACTCGAGGAGCGTCCACTAGCACTCCAACTTGTCCCATCACCAGCAGATCCGGAAGAAGCACCTTTCCCATGAACGAATTCATCGAGGTACCTTTGTTGTCGACACCTCTTTTCGCACCATCTGCTGCTTCGTGTAAAGCGATCGTCCCACCACTGCGGGTGATGTCATCGAATCGTTGGAACAGAGCGTTCTTTACTCGATTGATCTCAACCTTGGCGAAAGTCGGAATCGGCGTGAAGTTCTTCCTCCGCAGAAAGTCAGAAACCTTTTCTCGTTCCGGCAGCATCTCCAAATAGCGATCGCGAAAAGTTCGTCCTCCCTCGTAGCAATCACGCCATTCCGCCCAATCATAAGAATCCCTGATCCACGACGGATGGCGGTTAGTTACAATCGAAGCGAAGTCCATGGGGGGTTCCTCCGTGTCTTTAGACGCAACTAGCGAATCGAGGTTAGGGTATCATCATCAGAAACCGTTCCGGGATCGATCAAACGTAGGGCAATCTCGGCGTAGTTCAAGGCATGACCAAAATGGTCGTCGGATAGCTTCACATAGTCTGCTTGGTAGTTCCCATCAATTCCGCGTCTATGTGTCCGAATCTGGTTCTTGAGCTGACGCCTAAATTCTTGTGTGATGTCTAGTGGGAAGTCGATTTCAGCTCGCATCACACGACCAAGAGACTTCGACATCCAACTGGTCTTGTCTACTTTCACCACGTTGGCTCCAAAGTCGTCTTCTTGCAAAGTAAGCTCACGAGCACCACGACCAACGATGTACTGACAAAGATTCACGAAACCGCGAAACTTGCGAGCAAAGGCTCGAGCATTCGTCGGATCTGGAAAAAAGTCGATTACACACGACTTCACTCGATACAGGTACATTAGCTGATATATCTGGTCCCAGTCATCTTGTAGGATTCGACCAAATCCAACCACTTTTCCGTGTGAACGGTCATTTATGTCGCCAACATTCCCAGTAACCATCCAGTCAACCGCAACCCAGTGATGAAACGCACCTTGGTCAATACCGAGTGTTATCAATCGATCGTTGGTGATCGAGTTAAGTGTTCCTGTTGTCGAGTACTTCTTCAAACAGTTGTCAATGTGCTCGTCGTTTATTTGGGTTCCGTCTTCTACGTATGGCAAACCAAGCTTACTATTGTGGAATTCACGACG